CAGAATCAGATGACATTGTATCTTCATCTAAGAATGCTGTACCAGATAATGAACCATTTAAAACTGGACTAGTTAATTCAGCACTAGTTAAAGTTTTATTTGTTAATGTATCTGTAGTATCTCTACCAACTAATGTATCAGTTGATGTAGGTAAAGTTAAAGTTCCAGTATTTGAGATTGAAGAAATAACTGGAGTTGTTAAAGTTTTGTTTGTAAGAGTTTGTGAATCTGTTAATGTAGCAACTGTAGAATCAATTGCAATAGTCATTGTTTGTGCAGAACCTGTAGTATCAATACCAGTTCCACCAGCAACAGTTAAACTTTGTGAATCTAAATCAATTGATTGAGCACCACCAGTATCACCAGAGAAATCTAAATCACTTGCTGTTACTTGTGCATCAACATAAGCTTTAATAGCTTTAGCACTTGCTAATGTATCATCACTAGCAGATACTGAAGTTAAATCTGTATCTATATCTGTAATAGATGTAGCTGAACCAATTACTAAACCATCTAAAGTTACAGTACCATCAAAGTATGCATCTTTAAATTCAATTGATGATGTACCTAAATCAATATCATTATCAGTAATAGGAACAATAGCACCATCAACTATTTTTAATTGTTCAGTTGATGTACCAGAAACATCTATATGAAATTCTATTTCGTCATTTGTAGTATCAATACTAACTTTATTTAATGGAGCTGTTAATCCTGCATCTCCAATTAAACCAATGACAGGTCCTTCAGCAGCAGTACCATCATGTTTGTGTCCTGTTGAATTATTAAATGCTGCTAATAATTGATTGTATTCATTATTAAATAATGATGCTGATATTGTATCGCCATCATTTAATGAACTTTGTCTAGTATATCCTGCCATATTATCTTCTTCCTCCTGCTATAAATGAAACAAACATTCCATTAACTGAGTATGGAGCATTTGTATCATCACTAAAAAATTTAAAGTTATTAGAGAATCCACTTCCTGTAACTAAAACACTTTTACTTGGTAAAGTAGATGCTCCAAATATTCCTGTTCCAAAGACTGCTGAACCAAATAATGATGCTGAACTTAAATTACCTACTGAAAAGTTTCCAGGTTGAGGTACTTCAGAGTTATCAAAATCATATCTAATTCTTAATAACAAATCATTTTGAACACCTTCAGGTTCAATATTAGCTTTTACTTTGTATAAACTTTTTCTTAAACCATTATCACCATAGTCCATGTCTGGTGTTTGAAATTCTGCTACAACATTTGTACCATCAAAACTATTACCAGTATCATGTTGAAAGATATAACCAGATTCATCAGCATGATAAATAACTTCTGTACCTGAATTATTTAAATCGGATGTACAAAATTTTACAGGTAAACCTTTTGTTTCACTCCATTCAAAAGCAGGAACACCTTCTGAACTATATTTAAATGTTCCGATAATTCCTTTTTGTCCTGAGTTAGCTTGACCAGATTGATAATAAAATAATCGATATTGACTTCGTTCTCTAATAACAATACTTGATAAAGTATAATTACCAATGTTATTTAATATATCATTAATAAGTGGTAATATTTTTCTAGAGATAGAACTTAATTCTACGTCATCAATTCTAGCTGTACCAGCAACTGTTCTTAATCCATCAGGTGCTAGAAAGATTAAATCTCCACCTATCTCCTGAATTGAGTTGCCATTTACACAACCTATATTTTTAGTTACTGATTTAATTATAGGTGTAGAATCAAGGTTTGTCAACTCATAAATACTATTCTTACAAAATATAATTAATGAGTTTCTAAATACTTTAATACCAGTAATTACATCACCAATATCAATAGAACCAGCAGAAGCTTGTTCAAAATCCCAAGGTTTTAATCTAGTACTATAATGTATTGTACTAGGGTCATCATCACTACCAGCAACAATTATTCTTTCTGCAAACTTTTCAATAAATTTACATCCTGTTGGAGCTGACCTATCTAATTCTACAAAATGATAACCATCAAAATCATATTGAAATTCAGCAACTTTATTTTGTCCATCGACAATGTATATTGTTCCATTCTCACCTTCAGATTCAAAATTAACAAATTGAACATTAGATTGATTTGTTCTAGCTATTGTTGTAGCTGATGGTAATTGAGATGCATCTAAACCACCATGATAAAGTGTTAAACCATTTTTAGTTGCAGGTGCATTTATATCAATAGTTAAATTAGTATCACTATTAATAGATATTAAATGATAATAGTTACCATCTATTTTAAGTATATCACCCTCATGAAGTTCAGTTGTAAATGTAGTTCCTGCTCCTGAGACTGTAGGAGAACCAGCATTAATACTTACTGTTCCTGAAATAGCTGTAAAGGTATCTTTATTAACTTGTAAGTAAGATGTACCATCATTACTATAATATAAATTATCACCTTGAGCTACTAGTACTCCATCATTATAATGTATTATACCATGAATAGAATCTGTAGAAACTCCTGAAGGAATTACTGAACTAGAACCTCCCCACTTTTGATAACCACTTATTCTTCTATAGCCACCAGTTGTAGCAGATTCAAAATTTTGTAATTTAGTTGCAGCACCAGGAGTTCTAAATAAAGCATGTGAACTTGAAACTAAGTCCAAGCCACCTTGTACAGTAATGGAAGCTCCTTGTGTTGGCATCTATTAATCCTTTATATAAATAATCTTCTATCATCTTCCACATATTTAGGTTGTGGAGCATTTAATTGTTCAATCATTTTATTTAAACCTTTTTTATATTCATCTAAAGCTAATTGTGTTTGAGCTATATTATCTTTAAATTGATAAATAAAATATCTTGCTCTAGCTAATAGTACAGGTTTGTATTGTTCAGGAAATAATACTACATCAGTATCATTAGTTAATTCTGATGGTCTATTAAATGCATTAAAATAAATTCTGTAAACACCATTAGGTATTGGAGATAAACCAACTCTTCTACCATCTTCACTTCTTACAATTCTTTCAGGTATTCCATAAGTTTGATTACCTGATTTATCTTGTGATTCTCCTTGAGAATAAAAATCTTTCCAAGTTTCTAAAGTTGCAAATGGTAAACTTCTAATTGTATAAGGTGTAGTTTTACCAGCTACTCCTTCTTCTGTTAATGTAAAGCTATCCCAATCTACATTAGAATAATCAGTATCAACACTTGTTGAACCTGATTTTAATAGATACCATCTAGTACCTGATACAGTTTCAATGTAAGTATTACCATTATAATTATTTTGTGGTGCAGCTGTTGTTAGCCAAGACCATGTATCTTGTGCATCTACTATATCAAAGTAAGCTCTGTTCACACAGTTAGCTACAAATTTTTGTATTGCTACTGCACCTGATATAGTTGTTACTTCTGGTTCGTTAATTTCTACTAACAATTCGTTAGTCATTGATAAATAAGTTTTAGCCATTTAACAGTTCCATGCTCTTAGTGATTTATTAATTCTTGAATTAGGGTCTCTTGCAGTTTTCTTAGAAGTTAATTTTTTTTTCATGCCTCTCATTCTAGCACAAAAAGATTTTCTTCTACCAGCATCTTTTTTATTTTTAGGATTGGGAGCAGGTGGTTTTAAATTTCTTTTCTTTCCAGTCTTAGTACGACCTTTATTGTAAGATGCTCTACCCTTTGCATTCAAACCACCTTTAGGGTCTTTACCCTCTTTACGAGTCCAAGCAGGTGAAGACATTATTCCCATAAAATTACTTTTTCTTTTTAGACATCATACCACCATACATCATTTTCTTTTTAGATGCATTAGCATGAACTTTACCACCATGTTTATATTTACCTTTGTTTACTACTTTGCCACCAGGCATTGCTTTTTTCATTGGCATATTAAATCCTATTAATTAAATTGAATAGTAGGGGATATTTCTACCCCCTACCATTGTAATTACTATTAGTCGATTGTGTAGATAATTTTACCTACTGAATCATCTCTAAGTACTTTTCTACCCCATACCATTAGACCTCTAACGATATCGCTGAATGTAGAAGTATCTCTAACAGTTTCTACTTTGTTCATCGCTGAAGCAGCAGAAGTAGCTGAGATATGTCCAAATAGAGCTTCAGGCTGCGTAGCAGTACCTGCTGGTGAAGCACCAGTTAAGTCGTTAGTTGGTAAGTTGTTAGATTTGTACATTTGGAAACCTCTAAGTAATCCAGATGCTACCAAACCATTTCTAATTGAACCTTGACCTGCATTGAAGTCAACAGTTAACAATTTAGAAGCTGTGTCTGATAGTACATTGTACCACTCAGGAGCTGCCACAAACCATCTGCCTTCTTCTGCAACATTGTTTTCATCCAATTCTTTCGCAGCTAAAGCCATTTGGTTTAGAGG